AATGCTCTTGACTTTGAACAATTCTACTAATGCATTTTTCATGATTTCGCCTCCGTATCAGCCACCTAACGCTCTTAAAATGTCCGTGTCAAGCGGGGATCGCACGAAGTCTTCCCAACGTGTGTCTCTTGCAAGCGCTTCATCGATGATATCTGCATTATAATTAAGGTCGTCCACGTTTACAATATCATTTTGGCTCGGTTTTTTCAACCCTAAATTTTCGGTGAATGTCATTTACGCTTTCCTCCTTCCATGTTCAATAATTTTTGGCGGATTAAGAGAATCAATTATTTCAACGTATGCTTCATAATTGATAAGCACACTTTCAGCCCGGCGTATATTTCTATTAATAACGGTCTTGTGGACACCGTATATTGCCGCCAACTGTGAGAAATTGCAATTCTCAATCTTGTGTTTAAGTACGAGTATAGCGATTTCCGGAATTGAGTATTTTTGTGTGTTGCCTTTATGCTTTTTGAATTGTGCTTCGTTTAAAATGTCAACAATTTTTTCAAAAGCCTCTTCTTTAACCCCGAGCATTTCCGCGTCCCGATAAAAGTTCATGTTGATTTCTACTTTTTCCGGTTTTTTGATTACGGGTTCGATTCTCGGTTTCGGTTCTTTGTCGAGTTCTTTTTTATACGTCTCCAACGTTTTGAGCAAACTGGACGTGTTGCTGTTGTACTTAATTATGCCGGCAATTATCCTCATTGGAATGTCTTTTTTCTGTAAAAACAACGCCTGTTCCAACTGCTCAACTCTGAGATCATACCAGTCCCCATTTTGTTCTTTATGCGACTTGAAGTGGCGCACTATCATCTCGTAGTTGATTTTTCTGCCGCATGTCGGGCAAACCACATCGCCGTTTTCGTCCATATTGTTCTTAGTCGAAACTAATTGATGTAATTTGTGCAGATCGCCCCACTTCAACATAGACATTTCGCCGTTGGTCAACTTGCCTTTGTTGCAAAGATACTGTAAATACAACATTCGTATGCCCTTGTGGGAAAACATCTTTTTAGTTATATTTTGGAGCATCATGGCAACGTCGTAACGCTTGCCGCAGATTTCCCGTGATATTGAATCTTGCGCTCTGGTTTTTTTATTCTTCAATTTTTCTTCAAGAATAAAACTTTCTATCATATATTGCCGCTCGTCGTCGGTCAGAGTTGCGATTGATTCGCGCACTATGCGCTGCACTTCCAGTAAGTAGACTTTTTCTTCAAGCGAGGGTTCGCCGTCAGCCTTGTTATATAACTTTTTTTCCAAAAGACCGACGGCATCAGTGTCGAAGTATTCGTCTATGGAGTCGGCACGACATAAAGCGTCTTGACCGCCTTTTTTGTTCGACAGCCTGTGACCGTCTATCTTTGACTTGTGATGTGAGAACCCCGCCGTAAGAGTCATGTGCCACTTGACTGTCCGCCATATATTTGTTCGGAAAGTGATTTTAACCTCGGCGCCGTCTTTGGCAATAAACGTCTTGCGCCTGCCGTACTCAGCCATAAACTTCTTGATATGCTGCTCGAACGCAATATACGTTTCTTGCTGGATGTCCTCTAACGTCAAACCTGCCCGTCGGAAGTATTCTTGGAGCGAGTACCATTTTTTGTACGCGGCGGAAAAAACATATCTTTTTACCTTCTCCCACAAAACTTCCTTGGCTTTTATATCTCCCTTTGAAGCCAACCATGCCAGCCGCTCCTCGCTCATCGCGTCATAATCGGGAAATGCAGCCGCGTAAGCGGTATCCATATCAAGCATATAGTCTGTCATATATCGCTCCATTCTACTTTACCGTAAGTGAACGTAGTTAACTCTCCCCATTTAAATGGTTTTAGTTCTTTCCAAGTAAACTGCGACAGATACCTATCAACAAAAACTATTCCGTCTAAAAACGCCGAAGCGCGTTTATACTTATTTATTTCGCTGATCATTTTTGGTACGTCCAGCGGGAAAATAACCAACGGATTAACGCTGATTGTGTGGTTCAGCAGTATACGAAAATGATAAGGTTCTCCGTTGTATTGAAACCATTCTTGAACTCTCGAATTCGGATATACAGCTTGAATTGCCGTTTCAACCGCCCATTTTGTGCCGCGTTTACGTTGCACTTGCTGTGCGTTTTTGATAGTATTTCGTTTGGCTTCAAGGCTTAAATCGCTCGAATACCCGTCGATGTTTAACTCCCAAGCCAATTCGTCCAATTCGGTGTGTCCGAGTTCGTCTATCATATCCCACACCCGAAGCAAGTCCACTTTCGCTCCCTGCTCGGTAATGAATTTATTTACCGCTCTCGACAATGCCGCGTTCGCCTCGTCGCTCTGCATAAAAAACGGCAGAAGTTTAAGCATATCGACGTTTTTTATAGTGGTGTCCATGTCTTCCCCCTACGTAATGATCCTCGTAACATTCAAATTACCCGAAAACTTCGCGACTGTCTGACTGTTCAACACCGTAAAAACGGGTTTGACAATTTCTACTCTGTCCGCTCCGATCAGCCCCGGTTCCCAATCCGGAGCGAGTATACGCTTGCGCAGTTGATCCGGATTGATATCGTTATCGAGCGACGAACCTTGCCAGAATATATACCGATCAATCGCGCCGCCGGGTAGTTCGACCATATCGTAAACCTGCGAAGCGTTCGCCGCGGTTGTGTAGTAGGTAAGTTCGATATCGTAGTACGCGGCGGTGGGTGCCGCCACGAGTACACGGTCGGTTAACGGGCGAACGTCGGGAGCCGAAACGCTCGCGAGGACTTTATCGAGTAAATACGCGTCGGGGATCTCCCCACCGTAGCATATCGGAACGACCAAAACAGTGCCGGGCGACGGCGATGTAACGGAAGCGTCGGCGATTAACGGATCGGCGGCTATGGCGAAGTATCGGTAAGCGACTGCCGGTCCGGCGGTAGACATACTGTTCGGCGCGTCTCTGATTCTGTCGCGGAACTGCTCGTCGCTTTCCGCGTCCCCGCCGCCGAACGTTACCGTTATATTTGTTACATTATCAATCATCGGCGCGTTGGACAGGTCTACAAGCACGTTTATCTCGCCGACCGGAATATCATTGAATTCGCTGCCGCCGCCGACCGATTCCGCGGGAACATCAACATAGTTCATACCTGCGGCAAGAACGGCTGTCGAGGTCGTGGCGAAGTATCGCGTATAGTCGCCCGTGACGCGCGTTCCTATGGGAATTATAAGGTTCTGACTTAACGGCGGGCTTACCGAAAAGCGAATTGTAGTCCTTGCCGATACAGATTCAAGCCGTTTTATACCGCGATTCTCGCCCAAAGCGTCAAGAACAGATCCGCGAGCGTACCGTAACATCTTTTGCCGCGCCGCGTCGTTTACCGCGCCGAACATACCGACGAATAACGGCACGAGAGCTTCGCCGAATATGCGGCGTTCATCGCCGGGGAAAAGCGGTTCCGACACCCCGTTTTCAAGTTCGGCGATAATCTCGTCGTGTATTTCCATAGCATTGGTTTTTATAAAGTTCAAGTCCGCCATTACTCGCCGTTCCCCCTTCTGATTATTCGCGCGGTTATCTCGTTGTTTTCTCCTATGGTTATTTCGCCGGGCTGTATGCGCGGTTCGTATATTCTTAGAACCCATTCTGCGTCCGCCGCCAGTTCGCCCGAGCTTAACGACGCCGGATTGTCAATAATTGCGCCGTTCAATCCTTTCAACCGCGCGTAAGGCACTTCACCCCTCACTGTTCGAAGTAAATTAAATGCGCAGACTTCGCGATCACTGTTTCCTTTTGCAAGCATATAGCCCCCTTATCGCATTTGAAAGAGCCTCATTCTCTGCTCGTAATCGCTGTATGTCGTAACTACGGGAGCGGCTGAGACTTGCGGGTTTTCCGGTTTAACATCGGCTTTTGTTGACGAACTCGGACCCACGCTCAACGCCGACGTGCTTGTCGGAGACGATTTATCCGGCTCGCCCATCTCATTAAACGCGAAAGATAAAGTGCATAACCTAATCCGCCCGAAGTCGTCAAGTATTACCGAGCCTACCGATACTTTGCTGAGCTGCAATACGGGACCGATCTGAACGCCGTTTAAAAAGAAGGGACCCGTTTTTGTAACGAGACCCCGCCAACTCTGTATCTCTTTTTCGACGCTGATCCCGGCGTTGGCGTGCAGTACGCACGAGAACGAAAGCGAAAACAACTCCATTCCGCGCTCATTCGTCAGCGGAGCCCCTTCGGCGGCGTTGTTGTTATCCGCTTTTTGCTCGTAAGAAAAAGCGAGATTCTCAATCGCCAGTACTTTATTATGCGACACCTCCCATGTCTTGTCGCGCCATTTCGCCATTACTGCCATACTTCATCTCCTGTTAATTGGGCGGGCTGGTGCCCCCGCCGCCCGCAGGAGCAATGTGCGTATGAGAAGCCAAGCTTTTACCTGCCCCGACTACGTCGCCTCCTGCGGTCACAATGCCGCTTACCGTCGCATTATTACCGACTTTCAAGTTCTTGTCCAATTCCAATGCGGGGAGCCACAATCCCCACTCGCCGTCCAGCCGTCCGAGCAGTAATCCCGTGTGATCGTCGAACAGGACGTACACGACTTCCATGCCTTTGGCGAGGTTTCCCGACTTCTTTTGGAGGTGCCACGGCACGGTTATCGGCATTGACACACGGTCGGGAGCGTCACTCGGGGCGACGCGCACGGTATTTTCTTTTATGCTTGTTATGATGCCCTTAAAAATGCTGCCCGGCATTAATACCCCTCCAATATCCCTCTGAAATAAACTCGCGATTTATTGCCGATGTAATCGTGCCTTATCCGCGATATAAAGACTGTGCCGTTGAACGCGGAAGCTTTTGTTGTGGAAAGCCGCGTTAAACTTGCCGCCGCGTAACCGAGTATCAGGTCTTTCGAGAACGTGCCGCGCTTTTCGTTCTTATTGGCGTTTCGCAACAATCCGTGCGCATATCTGACCGCTTCGGCGTCGCTGTTCACCCGAATCGGGAAGTTAGGGCGAAGAATACGGGAGTTATTAACCCGCGGGGCGTTGAACGTCCCCGTATACTTTCCGACGCTTACTTCCGCCGATCCGTATGTTTCATGCGAATTGTTGATGTACTCGAACACTCCGTCGTCTCCGATATCCAACGTTCCGGTCGGCGGTTTCGCTTCAAATTGCTGCTCGTTATAGGCGATTAGATTCCCGTCATAGATGAGCATTTGACAGCCTTCGAGCATACACACCCGATAAAACAGTTCAAAATCGGTTTCGTTGCGCTGTTCCATGAACGTGTACAAAAAATCCTCGCACCCATAGTTTTTGAAGCCTAACCCGTTTTCGCTCGCGATAGTGTTCGCCAATTTCAAGAACCTAAGCGAGTCCCACGAACGGCTTTTGCGGACCTTTCCCGAAATCGGCATCGACATCGCGCGCACTGTGTACAGTCCGTTTTCGGGTTTCAACGAGTGGATGAACATCTTGCCCGTTTTACCAGAGTCTTTTTCAAAAGACACGTCGTCGCCCGTTTTCGGGTTCCATTTACTCCACACGCCTTTCGGATCGTTGAACCGAAGCGTGACAGAATCGCTCTCCCTTTCGGCGTACATATCGTGAACGCAGTAGTTAAGAGATATATCTTTGGTTATATCGGAACCTTTAAAAATGACCCTCATGCTACTGCCTCCACGGCGGGAGCGTTTCCGGCGTTTCCGCGTCTTCGACAATCGGCAGTTTTAACGGCACGTTCTCGCTGAATACTATCACGCCCGAATAATCGGGGTTGTATCCAATGATGTAGTGTGAGAGTTTTTCCTCGTTGTACATTGTGAGAGCCAGCGAATCAAACGTGTCGCCGGCTCTCGTCCTGTACTCCTTATATCCGGTTATTCTCATACTCGGCAGAACACCCCTTCTTCCTTGGATCTTACGAACTCTTCGAGCCAGTCCATAAACTCCGCCTCGTGCGCCTTGACTTTTTCCATAAAGTCGTCGCTTTCGTTCCCGACGTTGCCGAATTGCGGCGACCACGTCAAGCCGCTGAAATCATAGTATATTATGGTTTGTCCTTCGGATAAACTACCCAGCGAAAAGTTATCGAGCGTTAATAATTTTGCCGCCGTGACTACAAGAGTGTTTTCTTTTTCCTCGCGTTGATTTTCATTTTGCTTGTCGAGCAATTCATATAAAGGTTTCATCCATTCGGCGTTCTTACTTAACGGCACAACGGCTTCGGTTCCTGCTTCGCCTATAATCGAAAGTGTCGGGGAGTCTACTATACCGCCCTGCGCCAACAAAGGTATTTGAGGAACATTGATTGTACTTATCCAGTCGAAAGGCTTAATACCGGCAATGTCAATGCCTTTTATATTTTCAAGAGCCCGGTTGATTCCGTTGAACGGAATGGTGATTACCGAGTTAATGCCGCCTATGATTCCGTTTACAACCTTTATGAATGTTTCGAGTATGCCGTCGGTGATGCCCTTGAATATCTCTCCGCCTTTGCCGAAAACATTCCGCACGCCTTCCCACGCGCTGCCGAACACGTTTCCAAACCAATCGGCAACACCGCCGAATACGTTCTTTATCCCTTCCCATACGCGTCCGAACGCTTCGGTTACTTTAACTGCGTCAACTCCGACTGTTCCGACTATCGCATCTATTATTTGCGGAATTGCCATTACAATTTCAGCGATAATTTCGGGGAGAGCGGCTATCAATGCTACGAATAGATCTATACCCGATTTTATTATCAAATCAATATTGTCGAGTAAAGCTGTGACTATACCTAAAACAATTTGCGGTATAGCTACAAGAATTGTTTTAAGAATATCAGGCATCGCCTTTATCAACGATGTTAAAAGTTCTATTCCCGCTTCGATAATCTGCGGTATTGATTCTATAATAAAGCCTACAATGCCGTTGATTATTTTTGGAAGCGAGGATATCAATCTCGGCAGAGCTTTAATTACGCCCTCTGCCAATCCGAGAATAAGCTGTAACGCCGCGTCAAGGAGCATTGGCAGATTATCTACTAATCCGTCCACTATTGTTACAACCGCATCTACTGCGGCGGGAATAAGTTCGGGGAGAGCGTTACCTATTCCGGCAACCAATGCCGTAACGAGCGTTACTGCCGCTCCGATGAGCGAGGGTAAATTATCAATTAAGGCTCCGACAACCGTCATAACCGCGTCAACCGCTACCGGGATTAAATCCGGCAATAGAGAAAATATTGTTCCCAAGAGTTCTTTGAACAACTCCAAAGATACATTGAGTAAGTCAGGCAGAATATCTTTGATTATACCGGGTATCATCGCGACAATCGGCGGAAGTGCGTTCACTATGTTTTGAATAATCGGCGTGACGTTTCCGACCACTGCCGTGAACGCGTCGATTACGTTTCCGGCTAAATTGGCGATATCCGCTTCTGAATTGCCGAGCCCGGCTATAAAAGATTTGTACGACGCTTCAAGCAAGCCGAACGAACCGGATATTGTCTGCGTAGATTCCCGTGCGAAGTTACCCGCGTATTGTTCTGTTTTTTCGAAAAACATCTGCATCGCGAGTTCGGACTTTTCTCCGGGAGATAATTCGAGCGGGGTTTCCCCCATCTTTTTTGCCGCTCTTTCCGCCCCGTCGACAAACTTATCAAAGAGTTTATCCGCGCCTTTTTGCTGTAAGTCAAGTGCGCTTATTCCGACAGAGCTTAACAGTTCTTCGGCTTTTGCGCCCTCTTCGCCGCCTTTTTTAAATGCCTCAATTATGTTTTGATATTCTTTTTTAATTTGCGCTAAATCGGCGTCTGCGCCCTCGGCGAATAAATCCAGTGACAGAGACTCGCTATCCCACGCCGCAAACGCTTTTTCCGCGTCGCTTAATTGGATAAGTCCTTTTTCAGCCGCATATGCTTTAAGCGTGGTTTCGTTCATCGCCACGCCCAAATTATCCATCATGGTGAAGTTGCCTTTTGCCGCGCCGGCTACGGAATCAAGAGCGACCTGCATATCTATGCCCATGACGCTCGCCATATCGGCGGCGCGCTGCATTGCTCTTTCGGTTAATTCAAGGCTTTTTTGCTGTTCCACTCCGGAGCCTTGAAATAAAGCCCCCATTTTATTGGCCGTCGCTAAGTAATCGCTCTGCGAAACACCGAGGTTCTTATATGCTTCTTCGCCGATTTTTTGAATATCTTCCGCATACTCGCCGAACACCGCTTCCGAACCGCCGAGGTTCTGTTCTAATTCGCCGAATGAATTAACGACGTCTTTTCCGAGCGAAAAGGCGGCGGCTCCGGCGGCAAGTACAGCGGCGGCAGCGGCGGCACCTACGGCTTTAAGAATGCCGCTCATTTTATCAAACTTCTTACCGCTTTTCTCCGCCTTTTCCCCGGCGTTATCTACTTCTTCGCCTAAACCATCGGATGTTTCGGTTAATGCTTTGGCGGCTTTTTCTGCGGCGGCAAGCGTTTCTTTATCTTGTTCAAGCGCAAACGATAACGCCCCGATATCATGAGCCAACTCCTCCGCTTGTTTTGAACCGCCCTTACCGCTGACAATGTAATTTGCGTATTCTTTTTGAAGAGACTTTATTACATCTTCCTGCTTGTCGATTTCGACGGCAAGCTTAGCGGCCGCTCCGGCAGATTCAAGTGTTTCCTTACTTAAATCTTCTAACCGTGCGGCCGCGTCATCTATTGCCTTTTGGAGCGACGGACTTATAGTGCCGGCTATACCGACTACTGTCTGCATTGTTTTGCCCTTTTCCAAAGCCCGTCACCTCCTTTTTCCTCTTTTGATTTTCGGCGGGCGAGGTTGATTCCTTTGATTCCTTTTACGTTCGTTTTCCAAATCTTCGGCCGCCTCGGCATATTCGACTACAAAATCAATGACTCGCTTTCGCTCGAGTTCGACGGTGCTTGTGTGATAGACTCTTGCGTAATCTCGGCAGGCTCGTCGGAATCGCTTTGAGCTGAACTCTCTTCCGACTTCATCATAAAATTTCTCCCGATGTGCATTATTTCAACGACATCCTGTCCTTTAATACGCTCCATATCGCTGAAATCATAAGCCGGGTTTACAGCGATAACGGCAGCGTAACCAAGATAAAGGTGAAGTCCGAAATCAAACTCCGCCGACACGGAAATTGAAACGTTTTTAAGTCCCACCCCCGCTTTCTTTTTAGCTTCGGCAGTCGCGAAAAGAACGCCGGTAATTTCATTTACGTCATAAGATACTTCGGAAACCTCTTTCCCATTAATCATAATGGAATTCTTGAGTTTTAATATTCTTGCCATAATAACCTCCTATA